GCTTTGTTTTTTATTCATTGAATTGAATGTGATAATTTGATAAGTTTTTTCTTATTCTCCCGGCACGATAATAATTTAATAATAATCAATTTCAGCCATTTTGTTAAATACAAAATGACTTATAAAACACGGAAAATGTGTTATAGAAAGCAACATTTGGGTGACATGAATAATATCATAAAGGTCCAACCCATATCTTTGACAGATAATTTCTGATGCAACATGATGATCTAATTCAAATGATTTAATGCTTGTTTTGAACCAATTAAAATTTTCACTCGGACGTGAATGATTAACATGAGGTTCTTCATATTTAAAAGTTTTTTCACTTCTTTTCATAATAGCTAAAAAGGGCCCTAAAATAGGATAATTTTCTGGCACGTCTCCTAAAGATGATGCAATCGCAAAAGCCATTTTTTCATACGCACGTGGTTCATTTTTGAATATAAATTCTGGATCAGTTAGAGCTTTACCTACTTTTATAGCTTGAGAAGGCAAATGAATCCAATGCATAATTCCTTTCGTATCTGGCAACCACCATCCTTTTAAGAATGTCAAACCCATCAAGTTCTTCGATTTCTTGAGTTTGATAGAAAATCCTAATTCTTTGGCTGCTTTTTCAGGATCTTGTCTTCTAATAGATAGGTAACACATTAATATATTCAAGAGGGTGTTGTCATCACATGTACCAGGATAACCAGTGGGTAATTGTGGAAAACATTTTGCTGTCAAACGAACATCTTTATAGTTATAGATAATTTTTTCAGTAGAAATACGATGCAAATATTCACGACATTCTTTTGGATAACCAATAAGATCATGAAAATTTTTCAAGACATTTAGTGCCCATGGACCTACACTTTGATCGAACATTTTCATATCCATTTCATAAAAATGATCTCCGAATTTAAATAAAGAATCATCTCCAGCTGCAACTATGACATTTTCATAAATAGTCAAATCTATGGCGATTTTATCCATTTGTTCACTAGTGTACCCTGAAGCAAAATGAATACAATAC